TTCGTAGGCGGCAATGGCCGTGTCCAGTTCGCCGGGGGCCGCTGCTTTCGCCACGCCGAGCGCGGTGTCGTCGGCGTACACGCCGCGATCCAGCAACGCAATTGCCATTTGTTCGGCTGCGGTGATGTAAACACCAATCAGCGCATCCTCGTCGGCGCTATCAACCCGCAGGTGTAGCTTTGCTTCGGAGGTGGTAACAAAGATCATTGCAGGCTTTCGGCGTAGGCGACAGCTTCGGGGTGGGCGTCCACTTGTCCGGATGCGATGGCCTGGGCGAGTGCTTCGCCGTCCAGTTCAATCACGTCATCGGGCTTGCCGTAGTGGCCTTCGACCAGCACGCGCACTTTCGTGGCCTGGGCTTGTTTTTTGGTTGCCATGGGTGTTCCTTGAATCGCAATGAAAAAGCCGCCCAGCTTGTGGCTGGGCGGCTTTTGCGTGGGACTGCTTAGGTGGCAGAGTTGGCGTAGGAGCGAATCGCGGCGCCGTTGTCCACCATGTTGGCGCCGGAGCGGCAGAACGCCACAAAGCCGACCTGGCCCTTGAGCGTGAAAGCCGAATCGGTCATACGGAACAAGGTGACGTCCATCACATCTCGGATCAGGTACTTGCCGAAGTCACCGAACAGAATCGACTTGGCATTGGCCGCCATGACGGGCATGTACTGGTTGATGACGATCTCGCGGCCCAGCAGGCGGTCGGGTGCGCCGCCGGGGTTGCCGGTTTCGTAGCCTGGCACAAAGATGGGGCGGCCTTGGGTGTCCTTGATCTTGCGCAGCGCCTTCAGCGTGGCGTCGTTCATCATGTAGCGCGCGGCTGCGCGGTAGGCGGGGTCTACCGAGTGCTCCAGGTCCACCAGGTCGTCATAGATGACGGAGGTGGTTTGGCCGGTAGTGCCAACCTTGCCAGCGGTCGAAGCTGCGATAACGCCCTTCGGCTGGGCAGTGCCGGTGCCCAAAACGTGGTGGCGGTCTTGGATGCGGCCAAGGCGCAGGCGCAGCAGGTTTTGGATGTACGCCTCGATGTCAAACATGCTGTCTTGCAGCAGCTCGAACGGCAGGGCGATGCTCTTGGAGCTGTACTTGTAGACGTCCAGCGATGCCTGGCCGAAGGTGGTTTCCAGCGCCGTCACGGCGGTATTCTGGCCGACGATTTCGCCCTCTTCTGCCGTGGCGTCGGTGGTTGGGAACAGCATTTGCGCGCCGGTCGAGGTGCGGATGTTGCTCGCAACGCTGCGCACGCTGCCCGTAGCCTTGAGGGCTTCGATCAGTTGACGGCTGAATTCCGTGGCAACGGTGAAGCCGCCCTCGGAGCCGGTAGTGGTGGACATGGCCGCGCGAATGTCGGGGTTCTGGCGCGCGAACATGGCATTGCGCTGCTCTTGCGTCAGGGCCGACAGGCCGCCCGAGAGCATGGCGCGCAGGGCAGAGGTTTCGTCGGATGCACCGCCGTTGCGGGTGGCCGCGTTCATGGCGGCTTCGTGCTCGGATTGCGCATCCCCGGCCACTTGGTTGATGCGGTTTTCGCGGGCGATTTCGCCGTCGATGGCTTCGACTTCCGCCAGCAGGGCGTCCAATGCGGAGGCATCGGCAGCATTCATGCGCTGGTCAGAGGGGGTCTTGGCGTTGATGTCGTGGGCGGCCTTAGCCTTTGCGTCACGCTGGGCGCGCAGTTGCGCGAGTTTCGATGCCATGGTGTGGCCTTTCTTGGTTTGCTTCGCCCGCAAGGGGCATAAAAAAACCCGCAGGGCCTTTGCCGTGCGGGGTGCTGTGAAGCCCTTTGCGGGGCACAAAAAAACCGCCTCTAGGGCGGTTCTGTTGTTTGGTGCGCGGTGCGCGTTACTGGTTAAGGAGCGACAAGACGCGCAGGCGCTGGGCCTGGCGTTTGCGGTGGTCTTCGCTTGCCATGGCCTCTTCAGGCTCTGGCGTGGGTTCCGGCGTCGGTGCTGGTGCGCGGTCAAGCTGGGGCGCGTTGTCGTAGGCGGACAGGTTCCAGTCCGGAGCCTGGGCCGATGGCTTCGTGCTCTCAAGAATGGTGTCGATGAATCCTTGCTCCTTGGCCTGCGATGCGGTAAACCACGTCTCCGCACGGCACCACGCCTCGATCTGGTCGCGGCCCTTGCCGGTCTTGGCCATGTACTCGTCATACATAGTGCCGTCACACTTGCGTAGCAACTCCACAACCCCGCTCAAGTCGTCGGCGTTGCCCATGGCGAATGTCCACGACTGATGGATCATGTATTTCGACCCTTTTGTCGCCGTCACCTCGTCGCAGGCGCAGGCAATGCTGGTCGCAGCGCTGGCCGCGTAGCCCTCGATCTGCATGGTGATCTTGGCCGGGTGCTCGCGCAGGGCTTGGCACATGGCCTCAGCAGCGAATACGTCGCCGCCAGGGCAGTTGGTGTAGAGCGTGATGCGGTCGGCTTCCAGGGCGCGCAAGGCGGGTACAAAGTCTTGCGGGCAAATCCCGCCGAACCATTCAGCAGCGGCACGGCTCCCGACGATTGGGTCGTACAGGTAGATGGACGCATCTCCGCCCTTGGACAAAATGCGCGCCTCTACCGGTGTGAATGCGCGGCGGTTGTCTTGCAGCAGTTGGAGCAACTTAAGGTGATTCATTCGTGTCCTTTCCCGTCGGCCTTGCCGGGGTTCATTTGCAGGTTTTCATGCGGCGGCATGTTTTCGAGCCTGCGCACTTCGTTGGCATCCATAAATGGCATCTCACCAGCCCGGCCCATGGCGATGCGGTAGGCCTCATACCGGCCCTTCAAGTCGCCGCGCTCCAGGGCCGCAGTGATGTGTTCCACAAAGAAGCGCTCGCGCACCGGCCACAGCTTGCGGTTTACTTCTTGAGCCATGGGCGTCAGGTGGCGTTGCAGGGTGTACCGCACGAAGCCGATACCCTGAGACTCGATGCCGCTGCCCCAGCTGGTCGTTTTGTCGGTGTGGCCCACCATGTGCGGCGGAACACCGAACACCCGGCAAATTTCCTCCACCGTAAACAGGCGGGTGGCCAGTATTTCGGCATCCTTGCTGTTGACGGAGAGCTGGGCAGGTTCCAGCCCGCCGGACAGTATCAGCGGGCCGCGCGGGCCATTTTGTGCGCGCGAGCGCAGCGAAGCGGTCAACTGCGTCAACTGCTCTGCCGTCAGCTTCGTGGCTGTTTTCAGGGCGTAGTCAAAATTGGCACCACCGGCAAAGAATTGCCCGCTGAACTGCTGCGCCGAGATGGCCGTGCCGATGGCTTCGCGCGCGGCGCAGGTGATGGGGCTGGGGCTGGTCAGGCCGTCAAAACCCAGGCTGGGCAGGTGCAGCACGTCTGAACTGTCGAGCGTGTAGGGCGCCTCGCCGCTTTTCGTGACGCGGTACAGGATTTTCCCATCGTGGCGGAAGGGGTACACGGACAGCGGGTGCAATGGTTCCCACCCCAGCACCCTGCCGCCTTTGGCGCGGATCAAACGCCCGAAGCCATCGCCATAGAACAGCTTGGCGCTGATGATGTACTCGATAGCGGCAGAACTCGTCCAACCTTCGCTGGCCTGCTCGTTGAACAGCCACCAATATGGATGATCTGCCTTGTCCCGGCCCTCTGCCGTGCGCTCAAACACGCCCAGGGGCAGCGTTGCAATGGCCCCGGCGATCAGCGACACGCATCCATAAACGGCGGATACCTTCATCGCTGAATCGGCTGTGACGGATGCGCCGGACGCCGACACGGAAGATGCGCCGATCATGGCCGTCAATTCGCTCAAATTCAGGCTTCCTGTGCTGTTTTCACCCAGCGCCACAATGCCCGCACGCTCTGCCGCGCCTTCGCGCTCAGACAGCCATGCCCCGAGAACTCGGCTGCCTTGCGGCCTGGCAGTCAAATTCATGGTTTGGGTCATGAGTAAATGTCTAGTGAGTGAATTTCCGGGATCACGTCCGGCTCTACGTATTTGTTGACAAGCCCCGCCGCCATCACAGCAGCTACGGCCAAGTCAATCCGGCCCGTCGCTTTTTCCTTGGACAGCTTGCGGTTTTCCGCGCCGTCCTGCTCGATGACTGCATTGCTCATGCACCAGTCCAGCACCTTGTGGCCTGGGTGGGCAATCTCGCCGTTCAGCAACATGCGCTCGAAGGTTTCCAGCGCCGGGCTGAAGTCTTTGTAGCCCTGCCCTACCGGCTTCATTTCCGGCAGGCTGATGCCGTCGTCGGCGGCCATCGCCATCAGGTCTTCAATGCGCCAGCGGTCGTAACCGACGGCGATGATCTCGAAGAAGTCGCACATTGCCGACAGCTTTTGCAGAATGACCCGCTTGCTGATGGCCCGGCCCGGCGTGGTGTCGAGATACCCTTCGGCCCGCCATTGGATGTAGGGCACGCGGTCGGTGTCTGCCTTGCGCTGCAATTCCACGTCAGGCAACCAGGCGAAGGGCACCAGCAACCACGGTTCGCCCGCTTCGATGGGCTCCACCAGAAAAACCATGCCCGTCAAGTCGGTGGTGCTGGAGAGGTCAAGCCCCGCCACGGCACGGCGCCCGCGCAAGTCCTGCCAGTCAAAATCCCGCTGTGCCCCGCGCCACACTTCGCCGCTGATCCACGGGCTTTCGGCGTCCGTCCATTGGCAGAAATTCAGGCGCCGGACGATGGCTTCCTTGGACGGCATGCCCTTGGCCTCGACCACCTGCTCCCGGATGTATTTCATGCCGGGCAGATCGGCGTCTTGTAGTGACGGGTTGGCCTTGGGCCAGCACGATTCGTCGGCAAATGGGTCGTCACTTTCATCAAGCGAACACACGAAAGGGAAGAATGCATCGTCTTCCACCTCGCCCGCCGCCACCTTCGCGCCGTACTCGTGATAACCCCGGCATGGCCCCATGCGGTTGTGGCCCGCATTGGTGATCATGAAAATCATGGCTTGCCTGCGCGACTTCGTACCGGCCCGCATCATTTCGACCACAGTGTTCGTCTTGTGCTCGTGCAGCTCGTCAATCAGGCCGATGTGGGGCCGTGGGCCGCTTTGCCCGTCGTCGCTACTGATTGGCCTGAAGAATGCGCCCTGCGCCATGTAGGCAAGGTTCCAGCACCTTTCCCCGGTGCCGCTCTTTTGCAGGCGCTTGGATAGCTCAGGCGACTGGTCAACCATCGCAACGGCGTCACGGAACAGGATCATGGCCTGATCCTTTTTCGTGGCGGCGCTGTAGATTTCCGCCCGCGGCTCGTTGTCAGCGACCAATCCCTTCATGCCAATGCCAGCGGCCAGGGGCGACTTGCCGGAACCCTTCGCGGTTTCCACGTAGGCCACGCGAAAGCGGCGGTATCCGTCCACGCCCTGCCAGCCGAACAGGGAGCCGACGACAAACTTCTGCCAGGGCAGCAGCTCGAAGGGCTTGCCTTCGTAGTCGCCGCCGTTCAGCTTGAGCACATCGGCATAGAAGCCCTGCGCCTTCTCTGATTCCTCGACATTCCACACCAGCCCGCGCTTGTGCCCGCTCTCAATGTCCCGCAGGTGCCGTGCGCACTGGCCGCGCACATGAGGCCCAGCAATCCGATCGCCCGCCACGACCTCCAGCGCGTACTGCGTG